CCCTAGGCCTTGAGCAGTTTGTCGAGGGCCTCATGGCTAATGCTAAAACGGTGCTCAACCACCGCTTGGGGCTGGTCTTGGAGGGCGTTTATCTTGTCGATGCTGATACCCATGGCGATAGGGATTTGGCTGACGTGAAGGTTGTCCAACTCGTCGACCAGTTTTTGGGATGCCCTCTGGACGAAGGCCTTGAGGTTGCGGACCGTCGTCGCCTTGAACTCGTCCTTGAGTCCAGTGACCTCTGGCATGTCCCGCTTGATGGCCATGACATTGTTGGGCGACATGCGGACCGTCTTGGCCACGTCGAGGATGGGTACGCCCGACCTGAGCAGTTCCTCCACCTGTGCCCGACGCTCCTTGCTGACCCTCTTGCCCGTGTGGTTGGAGGATGGGTTGGTATCAAGTCTCTCGTTGTCCATTGTTGACAACCTGTGGATACTGGGGACAACTGTCAACCAATGGCCGACAACGTCCCCAACTATTTTGAACGTAAGTTCGTGGTGGACATCGTCCCCATCAAGACGACCCACCAGTCCGACCTCAGGATTCTGAAGACCAAGGACAACCGCATGTTCGTCGGCAAGACGACGAAGTCGGCCATCAAGGCGTGGATGAAGGAATTCGAACTGAAGGCGTCCAAGCATCGTCCTGACAAGCCTTTTACGGGACCGCTGGAGTTGACGCTGTATTTCGGCTTTCCGAACACTTTGGCCGACAAGGGCAAGACTGTCCATATGGACACTAGGCCCGATTTCGACAACTTGGCCAAGGCCGTGTGCGATTCGCTGACCAACTGCGGATTCTGGCACGACGACTGTCAGATTGTTTTCGGCAAGATTATGAAGTTTCGCACCGAGAAGCCGTTTCTCGGAGTTTGGGTGAAACGGGCCGAACACATTGATTCCACCCTAATGGGTGCGGTTATCGACCATTTGTCACAATGAGCGATTTCGTCCAATGGAAGGAGTCTGACGTCATCGAGCGTTTTGGCGTTCCTAAGGACGAATTGGTCATTTTCAGGAATTCACTCACCGAGGGCGAACACTGGGAACGGATGCCTCAGGGCAAGAGGCCGCTCAGGACCTGCCCTATCGTCTACACCGAATCTGGCTGGAAGGCCGTCGTCGAGAGGTTCGGGCTAATTGAGGTCCATAGCGACGGTATCGACACCAAGGTCATGGAACCTGCCGCCGCCGACCCAGAGGTCCTAGAGAAGGCCGACGTTTTGCGATGCGATTACCCGAATCGCCGCATCATGCTGGTCAAGACAGAGAGCGGAAAGACGGTGTTCTGCAACGTTTTCGACTCAAGGCCGTTCAAAGCACGCATGCCTGTCGTAGTTAAGTATCGTGGCGGACGCTGGTATTGCGAGCATCGCCCCACCTCAATCCTGAGGCTCAATCTTTTACTCAAGAGAAATTCTCAACCACAATGAAGAAGAACACCAAGAAGAAAGGTGGCAAGCGGTGCTAATCGCCGCCGCCAAATAAAAAGCCATGGGCATGATGAAGATGATTGGCAAAGTCGGACGCAAGTTCCGCACTGCCTACATGAAGTCCAGCCGTCCTAAGACGGGATGGGCTAAGCCGATTTCGGACGACCTTCGCTCTGCGAATCAGGCGATGAGGCAACGCAATCTCATTCGAGACCAAGGCGTCGCTGATTTCTCCAAGGCGACGAACCTGTCGGACGTCAAGACTGGCACCGCCATGAAGAAGCACTTCATTGAAGCGGAACAGGCAAGGTCGGCCAAGGTGGCCAAGCGGGTTAATGACTACGACGCTGGCTACCCCAAGTCGCCGTCGGCCAAGAAAAAGCCCATCCGTGTCTCCTTCAAGGGCCAAGACATGCAGGAGCGTAACTTCATGAAGTCCTTCAAGACTGTCGGCGGTTACAAGTACGGCACCATCGTCTCGAAGAAGGCCGCTCGCACTCAGGGCGTCGGCAGGGCAGTTCGTGATGCGTCCGCCTTCGAGGGTGGCACCAAGCGTAACTGGGCCAAGAATTACAAGACCCGTAACTACCAGCCGTAATTTCCAACATGCGTAAAATCGCTATCACTGGCATCCGCAAGGCCGCCGAAACGGTAGGCAACTACCTCAAGCACAAGACCCTCCGTGGTGTCGCCCGTACTAACCGTACGGCAGGCAAGGTCGCCGACGCCGCCGAAAGTGGCATCGCTTCCTACATCCGTGGCAGTCGTAATGTCAGAGCCGCCGCTATCAAGGGAGGCCGCAGGCTTATGGGTGAAGTCGACAAGGTCGCTGGACCTATCGGAAAGGCTACCCGTGACGCCTCCGCCAAGGTCGTCAAAGCAGGCCGTCATCTCCGCCCTCGTGCCCGTGAAACTATGGGCCAGATTGCTCGTCGCAAGGGCTGGGTAAACAAGAAGTACACGCCGTCCGAAAAGTACACCCACGGCATGCGTAACGACAGGATGCGTAACAACATCAACTTCCGTGACGAAAGCGTTCGCCCTAATCGTGGCGGAGATTACATGTCCAACAGCAGGCCTCCTCGTGAAATGAACATGAGGGAGATTAAGGCACCCGATAACATCGGCGATTACCAGAAGTACTACAAGGCACCTGCGTTCGACAGGAGCAAACTCTCCTATGACGAAATCAAGCCGATGGGCCGTGGTCCTCGCTACTCCAGCAAGCAGGTCAAGGCTGGCCGCAGGGTCATCGCAGGCGGTCTCGCCGTCGGCGGTGCCGTCGACGCCTACAACTCCTACCGCAACCAAAAGCGTAATTCCCGATGATTACGCTCATTGCTTCTGCCATCTGCTTCCTCGGTGGCGTGTATGTCGGTGCTCGCTACAGCGACAGGCTTAAGGCCATTTGGTATAGTATCGTAGGCTAAATGGCCGACGACAAGGACAGGTACGTGCAGGGCAGGGGCAACCCAAGCCTCGACCCTACACGTCCTGACCCCTTGGCGTTCACGCCTTGGAGCAAGAGCCTAGGCGGTTCCGAGTGGGACAAAGGTCCCGACAAGTATAACGCTGGCGGAAGCGACAAGTCTTTTGCCACGGACCCCAGACTTCTGAACCTCAATACCAAGGAGGGCTCCGCCCTTCTTGCCCAAACTTCGTTCGGTAGGGACAGTTCTGGCCTTCTCGCCAGCAAGGATACCCTTGACGAGCGGAACAAGGAACTGGCCGCAAGGAACACTTCCTCGTTCGTCAGGGGCAAGAATGGCCTCCTGACCCTTAGGGACCCTAATGAACCTATCCCCAAGACTGAGCGGATGCCTACCCAGAGAGACCTCTCTGGGGGAGGTGCGAAGTCTGGGATACGTCCGTCCAAAAAAATTTCGTCCTACGGACGTGGCGACCCGACTTTCAAGAGTTACAATCCTCAGGTGTTCCGTTCGGGCTTCTTCAAGGCGGCGGTCTCGTCCGCCAAGCACTTCATCCCGCAGTACGGCCTTTTCGGCACTGGATTCCACGGCGGTGCCATCAGGATTCAGCCAATGCGGTGGCAGGGAGCCTTCCCAGTCATGGAAATCCAGCAATGGGACTCGGCTGGTGCAACCAGTTCGTACGTCGAGCAAGAGGAGGAGGATGATGAATGAGCACGGACCAAGTCACCGTGGCTGGGATGCAGTTGACCAAGCATCCCATCATCCATCTCCCGTCTGAGGACGAAATTGTCCAACTTGCCAAGACGGTAGGAGCCGAAAGTGCGGCTGAAATCCTCAAAAGGCGTGAGGAGAAAATTCAGGCCGAGCAGAACGACCCCTACAGGCACGGCTACGAGCCCGACAGTTGGGCCGAAGCGGACAAATTGCTGATGTCAGGCAACGAACTGCTCATCATGGGCGGAAACCGTGCTGGAAAGACCGAATATGCCGCCAAGAGGGTGATGCAACTGCTCTGCACGAGGCCCAATTCCAGAATTTGGTGCTTACACACCACTTCCCAGACTTCCATCCAGATGCAACAGGCCGTCATCTGGAAATACATGCCTCCAGAGTTCAAGACGGCTAAGAAAACCAAGGTCACTAACATCCAGTACTCGCAGAAGAACGGGTTTACTGACGCAACGTTCGTCCTGCCCAATCGCTCGCAATGCTTCTTCATGAACTACGGTCAGGAGAAGAAGGTCATCGAGGGTGGCGAACCTGACCTCATCTGGTGCGACGAACTCGTGCCTCAGGACTGGATTGAAACCCTACGGTACCGTCTTGTCACCCGTTCGGGTAAGATGATTCTCACCTTCACACCCATCACTGGCTTCACGCCCGTCGTCAAGGACTACGTCGCTGGGTGCCGCATTAAAAAGACGCTTCATGCGGACCTTCTGCCCGATACACAGAATGTCCCAAGCATCCCGAAGGGGCACATGCCCTACGTTGCAGAATGTAGCAAGGGCTCGGCCAATGTAATCTGGTTTCATTCAATCCTGAATAGATACTCCCCCTTCGAACAAATCAAGTTGGCACTTAGAGGTCGTGGTCCCTATGAAGTCAAAATCCGTGCGTATGGCTGGGCAGAATCGCTCGCAGGCTCTCAGTTCCCGAGGTTCGGGGAGCCGAACATCATCCCCGCAGACCAAATCCCAGAGGAGGGTACCAATTACATGGCTGTTGACCCTGCTGGAGCACGAAACTGGTTCATGGTGTGGCTTCGCATAGACGAGTACGGCAACAAGTTCGTCTACAGGGAGTGGCCTGACATCAGCATGGGCGAATGGGCTCTTCCATCCGAGAAAGCCGACGGACGTGCTGGCCCAGCACAAAAGCAGGGTGCTGGCATGGGCCTAACCGAAATCAAGGACCACATCCTCAACCTTGAGAACGGCGAGGAGATAGCCGAACGCTACATCGACCCTAGGGCGGCTGGCTCTCCCGTAATCAACAAAGAAGGCGGCACGACGCTCCTACAACTGCTGGACGAAGAGCCGTTACCCATGTACTTCACCGCTTCTGCTGGACTAAGGCTGGAGGAAGGCGTGTCCATCATCAATGACTGGTTCTCCTACGACCAGAATCAGCCTATCTCGGCGGTCAATCAGCCGAAACTTTACATCTCCGAAGACTGCAAGAACCTGATGTGGTGCCTGCGAGAGTGGACTGGCATCGACGGCGAGAAGGGCTCAAGCAAGGACCCTATCGACGCACTTCGCTACATAGCCGTCATGCAACCCGACTACGGCGGTAGCGACTCTTACAGGGCTTTCGGAGGAGGCTCTTACTGAAATGACTAACAAAATCCCACCCCTCATGAGGCTCGCCGAGGCCGCAAGGCACTACGGCTTGTCCAAGACCACGCTAATTCGACTCCGCAGGCAAGGTGCCCTTAGGGTGTTCACCACCCAAGGCAAACAGCACATGTTCTACCGAGACGACATCGAATCTTTCCTTAAAATCAACTCTACCCCTCCCGTAAATGAAGCAAAAGCATAATCAGGTCGGCTCCGACCCTCTGGCCTACCATGAACGTAAGCCAGACATCAACACGCTCCTAGAGGAGTATGAGCGTTCCGCATACCACGGCACCATGGTGTCCAAGATGTCGTGGGCCGACGACGTCCGCTACGCTCGTTGGGCTGGCCAGACCGACGACGGCAAGAAGCACTCTTGGGCCCGTCCCGACGGCGACCCTGCCTTCCCGTTCGAAGGTGCGTCCGACGTCCGTGTCCGACTCGTTGACAGGCTGATTCGTGACCAGAAAGCCATGCTGATGACCTCCTACAACGCATCCACCCTCAAGGTGGGCGGGACCGAGGTCAACGACGCCATGGCCGCTTCCTCCGCCACCAACCTGATGCGTTGGCTCGTGGAGACCAAGTTGCGTACCGAACTCCAGCGTGAGGCCGAATTGACCGCAGACTACATGCTGACCTATGGCTGGTGCTGTGCCCAAATTACGTGGGATAGGCAGATTGGCATCAGGCGTCAGACCATGACCATGGAAGAATTGTTCGCCGTCGCCGAACAGGAAAAGGCCATGGGTGCTGGCGGCGTCACGGGGGAACTCATTGCCGCAATCCAGAATCCCCAGAAGGAGGAGTACGCCATCGAACTCTGCAAGCAGGTGCTTCCGCAGATGAAGCAGAAAGACATCCGCAAGTTCGTGACCAAGATGCGTGACGAAGGTCAGGGCGAACTGGAAGAGGTCTACATCCAGAAGAACCTTCCCCGTGTCACGGCCCTAAAGCCCTTCGACGAAGTGTGCTTCCCTCCAGAGACGTCCGACCTACAGCAGGCACGTGTCATCTTCCGCAGGCAGTTCATGACTGAAGTCGAACTCCGTGGCATGCAGAAGAACGCTGGATGGGACCCCGAGTTCATTGAGGCGGCGGTCAAGACGTCGGGTAACCACTTCTACTTCAACGACCCGAACCTCGTGCCTACCACGACGATGCTCAACTCGAACATCCAGCGTGGCGATAACCTCATCGAGGTCGTCTGGGCCTACTACAGGCAGTTGGACGAAAATGACATCGCCTCCATCTACTACACCGTTTTCTCGCCCCATGTCGGCAACGGAACATATGCCATCCAAGACATGCTTAACTACGCACACGGAGAGTATCCGTTCGTAGCAATCAGGTTCGAGATGACCCGACGTCAAGTGACTGAGAGCCGTGGCATCCCAGAAATCTCCAAGACCGAGCAGGATGAGGTCAAGGCACAGCACGACGCATTCCGTGACAGGACCGCACTCGAAATCATGCCGCCCGTCAAAGTGGTCAAAAGAGTAGGTGCACTGAACAGGATTGCTCCGGGTCAAGTGCTCCCAGTTTCGACCAAGGATGACTACACTTGGATGGACCCGCCTCAGGGCAAAGCCGAGTACGCAATCAGCATCATCCAGCAGATTGAAACCAACCTCGGCAACTTCTACGGCTTCATCGTCGGAGAAACCATCGACCCTAACAAGGTCCGCATGATGCAACAGTTGCAGGTCAACAACTGGCTTCACTTCTGGACCCAGTGCTACAAGCAGTTGTTCTCCCTGTGCCTACAGTTCATGCCAGAAGAAGAAGTCACCCGAATCACGGGTGCCCCCCTCAAGCAGAACATGTCGGACATCCATAGCCAGTACGACTTCAACGTACGCTTTGACGTGCGTGACACCGACCCCGAGTTCGTGATGGAAAAACTGAAGGCCATCGTCGAGACCGTGGTGCCTCTGGACAGCGGCGGCGTCATCGACAGGAACAAACTCGTCAAGTTGGTCATCGAGGCCATCTCTCCTGACGCCGCAAGGGAACTGGTTATCGACCAAGCCACGGCCTCCCAGAAACTGTACAAGGACGTCATCAACGATGTCGGCATGATGATGCTCGGCAATGAAGCACTGTACGTCGAAAACGACCCTGCGGCGGAATCCAAGATGCAGTACCTTCAGGAAATCCTCCAGAAGAACCCCAAGGCGGCACAGGCGGCACAGGGAGACCGTATCTTCCAGATTCTGCTGGAGAACTACTCCAAGAACCTCCAGATGTCCGTCGAACAGCAGAAGAACAAGACCATCGGACGCATCGGCGTGTCCCCTGCGTCGGAGCAAATCCAGCAAGAGATGGGCGAAGCCATGCAGGAACAGCAGGCGGCACCCCAGCAGGGAGCCCCACAGCAGGCGGCTCCGCAACAAGGCATGGGCGGGGTACCCTCTCCGCTCCAAATGGGAGGCATGATGTAATTTATGGCAGAAATCGACGATAACACAAAGGCGTTCGGGTTCTCGAACACCGACGCCGACGCCCTGTACAAGGCTGTTTTGGTCATCACCGACGAGAATTTCCAAAATGACCTCATCAGGGTCATGGAGGCAAAGGTCGTCGGAGAAGAAAGAGCGTTCTACAGCGGCAGGGTTGCCGCTTTTAACGACCTGCTCCGTCTTTTTCAGGCAAACAGGGACTTCATGACCAAGGTCAGGGAAGGAAAGCACGTCAATCCCACTCAAAACGGGTGACGAGCACTCTCACACTTGCCTCCAACCCTAAACATACAACCTTTCGACTACTTCTGCGTGCCAAGCAACGCTGACTATGGACCCTAACAACACGGATAACACCGAATCCCTCGGACTTGAGCCCGAGGTTAATCCGCTCATGGCCCAACAGAGCGAGCGTACCGACCTCGCCGATGATGAAAAACTCTCCCAATTCTTTGGGCGAGCCCTCGCTGACGGTCAGCAGGAAGCAGAACCTCAGGCTGTTGAACCTGAGGAAGCGGTGGACGAGGCGTTCTCAGAGGAAGCCGAAGTCGCAACCGAGGAAACCGAAGCAGAATCGTATGAGCAGGAAAACGAGGAGCGACAGGTCCAGCCCAAGGGCGTGGACAAGCGTATCTCCAAGTTGACCGCACAGCGGAAAGAGGCTGAGGAGCGTGCAAAGAAACTAGAGGAAGAACTTGAGTCGTTCAAGCGTCGTCAGGCCACTCCCCAGAATGCCAACAACCCTTTCGGCAAACTGGATACGGAGGAAAAAATCGAGGCCGAGTACGAGCGACAGAAGGAAATCCGCCTGTTTTGCGAACGCTACCCTGACGGGTACTATGAAGACGGCAAGGAACCCATCGACAAGGAGCAGATTGCGAAGGCCAAGGTCAACGCCATCCGTGCCACCGAGGATTTCCTGCCGAAGCAGTTAGACTACGTGGAGAAGAGCAAGACCTTCAAGGCCGTTGCTCGAAAGGAATTCCCGTGGCTTAATGACCCCACCGACAAGCGAGCCATCATGGCCAAACGCTTTATCGAGGCGGTCCCTGAGGTCACCAAGTTCCCTGACTACGAAATCTACGCCGCCCACCTTGCCACTGGCATGGTGTCTTACCAACAGCAGAAACAGGCCTCCCGTACGGGAAATCCTGTCCAGCAGAGGGTCCCCGTCCAGCCGACCATGTCCTCACTTCCGACGCCGAAGGCCCAAAAGCCCGACGCATTGAAAGCAAGGCAGGCAGAAGTCCGTTACAGGCAGTCCTCCTCACTCGACGACTTGAGCGACGTTCTCCGAAATAAATTCCTCTGAGAAACCCAAATCATCATCAACATGGCTTCTCTATTCGAATCCAACTTCCAGAACGACAGGCCCCTCAAGGGTGCCCGAGTCGGTATCCGTGAAGAACTCTCCGACCTCATCACCAACGTCGACGCCAAGGAGACCCCCATCTCCTCCATGGCAAAGCGTGGTTCTAAGCCTGGAAATACCACTTTCCGCTGGCAGGTCGACCGCAATCCCGACCCGTCCGTCGAACTCGGTATCCTCGACGGCAAGGACGTTGACCCGAACGTTCTGACTGGCCCGAACGCTGGCCTCGGCAACAGCGAGTTCAAGCAGTACACCATCGGCTACAGGACTGAAGTGGAAAACAACATCCACATGTTCCGCCGTGCCGTGCACGTGTCCAACCTGACGCAGGACATCCTCAACATCGCTGGTGTTAAGGACGAACTCTCCCGTCAGTTGGCGAAGGCTACCATCGACCTCAAGCGTTCGATGGAAATCACCTTCACCTCGGACATCCTGCCTGCCCTCGACGATGGCACCACCCCGTATCGCACCCGATGCCTGACCTCGTGGATTAAGAAGGACAAGGCCACCGCTACTTACAACAACGACAAGTACGGCGTCCAGAACCAGCAGATTCGCTCCATCGACGAGAACTTCTGCACCCCTGAGTCTTCCATCGTCGGCACTGGCACCTCCGTCACCGACCTCAACGAGAACACCGTTCAGGACCTCATGACCTCGGTCTATGAGCAGACTGGCCAGTTCAAGAACCATGAAGCCGTCGTCGGCACCAAACTGAAGCGTCAGTTCACGGAACTCGTCTACACGACCCGTGCTCCCGCCGCCGCTGGTGGTGTTAGCCCGTCTGGTATCCGCTCCACCCGTGATGCGTCCTCCGACAGCATCAAGGCGTCCGTGGACTACTTCGAGGGCGACTTCGGTAAGTTGGCCCTTATCCCGACCCAGTTCCTGCATGCAGGCGTCAACCCGTACACCATCAAGGAAGTCGTCAACAGCGGCATCCTCACGTGCACGCTGTACGACGGCCATCTGGGCACCGAGAACAACCGAGTCAAGGCTCTGACGAGCGATGGCAATACCTCTGGTAGCATCACCGTCTCCGCCGCTGGCCTTAACACCGCCAAGGCTACGATGCTCGCCGCCGCAGGCAACGCACTGTCCGCCAGCAACCTCGTCATCGTTGCGGCCACGGGTGGCGACGCCGCCGCTCAGACCGCCAACAACGCCGCCGCTCTGGCTCTCGCCAAGTATCGTGCTAACCTGCACCTCGAAAACGCCAAGTGCAAGGGCTTCATTATCCCGTGGGACTATCTCGAAGTCCGCTATGGCGGTAACATCGCTCAGGTCAGGGAACTCACCGAAAACGGTGGTGGTCCTCGCCGCATGATGGAGGCTATGGCCGCTCTGCTGGTCCACAGCCCCCTGACGTTCGGCATGTTCGACTACAAGGCTAACAACGCCTAATTCGACGGGACGTGGCTGGTCTTGAATCCATCCACGAGCACATCCCCGACGAACTCATACCAGAAATGGTCGCTGAGTTCCGTCGGGGGTGGGCACTCCGTAAAGCAACGGCAATCGCCACTAAAAAGGCGTTAGCCCAATTCAACCAACTTCAACACCGTCATGTTGATGGACTTGGACAACTGTCGGCACGTATCCCTGAGGAATCCTACCACTATTGGGGGACGAGACTGGGGTACGCATGCTGGCGTGACGATGGTTTCATGAAGGACTTCCTTCGTGACAACCCCGAGTGCAGGGTGAACTCCAAAGCGGAGAAAACCACGCTTCTCGTAGACGGCTTTGGCCGTTCACTTTCTTAATGCGTACGGTCAATTTCAGCGACATCCTGCATGCCAGCCTGCAACTCTGCGGTCTGGACAGAAACCTGACCACTCCTGAGCGTTTCGCCATGGTCAGGGACCTTGCTTCCATGCGTCTGAGGACCATCTGGGAGACCAACGAATGGACTGACCTCAAGACCCTGACCTACTGCCCCGTCGTTTTGACCGACGAAAGGCGTGTCGTGACCTTCGACCCTAACATCGGGCAGGTCCTGACCATTTGGGACAAGGACCCGATGTCCAAGTCTGCTTCCCAAAAGGACTTCGACCTCATCGGCAACGTAATCAACCTCCGTGACAAGAACGCCAGCAACGTCTGGGTCGAGAGTCGCAAGGAGTCTCCTAGGCTGTATGGTGATGCTTGGGCTACTGGGACCTCCTACAGGCCCAATGCTCAGGTCTATTATGACGCTGGAAGCGAAAGCGGCTCGCTTGTCCCCGTCGCTGGCTACCCTGTTCAGGGTGATTTTTATGTCTACACTGGTACAACTCCGTCAGGCACTGGTTCGATTCCTACGATTGGTTCTTGGTCCCGAATCTCAATCCCCAAACTCTTTGCCAACGCCCTCATCCACGGAGTCCACGCCGATTATCGACGCTCCACAAGCGAACTTGAAGCCGCACAAGCGGCGGAGGCCGATTACGCAAAAGCCCTCGACTCGGCCCTTGACCAGACGCTCCGCCAGCAAGGCTCGACGAGGCCGATAAATTTCCGAAATTACTAAAATGAGCAAAGACCTCCCCTATCAAATTCCGAAGGTCAACGTAAAGACCTTCAATGTCGCAACCAAGACCAAGATTCTCGACTCCGCTAGGAACAGGAGGGTCTTCGGCGTGGTCAACGTCTCGGATGACACCCTGCTTGAGATGTACCTTCAGCCCCTTGGTGCTGGCTCTCCCATCTCACTTACCCACGAAAAGAACGCCAATAAGCATGACGGCGGCTCCTTTGAACTTAATGGCTACAACGGCGAGTTCTGGGCCGTTGGCGAAGGTTACGTCTACTACTTCGAGTCGTAATGCCTTTCAAGGGGGACATGCGTCTTGGTGGCCCTCATGACAACGAGGCCACCCTTAACGGAGCGGGAGAAGACATCCCGTCAGGTAACACCTTCCTCAGGGCTGACAGGTATGTTTATCCTATCGCAGAAGGAGGAGCAGAACTTTCGTACTATTACGATGGGGTCACGCATTATGTGCCTACGCAGACCGCCGAAGTCGATGTCTACTCCGACGGCTTAGGTGGCGAAGTAATCGACTGGCAGAGTGCACGAAACGTACAGTACAGGGACTCAGGGACGGAAATCTACGTTAACTACGCTGAGAGTGGAGGCAACAGTGTTGAGACGCCAGTAGGGTCCTTCACAATTGATAGTTGGGCTGGCACAATTTACCAGCACGACGGCTCTGGTGGAGTTCAGACGGGATACTATGACTACTTTTGGGCTGGGACTGCCACGGAAGGTGCTCCCGCATTCATTGGCAACGACCCGACTGGCGGCTCGCTGGAAACGGAAGTCCCGTATGGTAGCACCCAATACTACACTTGGGCTACATACACGGACACGGACTATTTTTGGGATTTTACTGGTAGTTACTATTACTCCGTGAACAACGGCGTCTCTGTAACCGCCGTACCATACGACTACATCACGTCTTACGACTATACGGATTACTATTGGACCGACCAAGGCGACGGCTCTTACGGAACCACTAACATCCCCCCAGAGTAACGGCTATGTTTCACCCTACCAAAAGGCGTCTCGCATCACCTCCCGCAAGAACGTCTGGGGTCGAAAGGCATTATCCGTTTCAGGTCGAGTTAGTGTCTGGCTTCCCGCTTAGGTGCCACTTGGGCAGGGTGAATGACCCAGAATCCAAGGCTGACTTCGGCAGACAGCAACAGAAGTCTTGGCCGCATTACGCCAACAAGATTAGCCAGAAGGGCCTTCCGAAGGCAAAGGCGTACAACAGGACCGAACAGCAGTACAAAGACCTTCAACTGGACACTGGCTCTGCCGTCATCCACCAGATTTCTGGTCAGGGTAGGGCTACTTACGGGTCTGCCTCCGCAATCAGCCAAGACATGGCTTACGCCGAGTGGCCTCGGGCGTCCATGAACGAGGTGAATTACGTCATCTTGCACAGGGAGGTCGACGACCCTGAAGCGGAAGAGCCTCAGGCGAAGTGGTGCCTGTCGTCCGTCCCTCAGGCCAGCATAATGAACAGCGACATAGTGATTGGCGTCGTCGTGGAGTGGAAAACGGTGCATCAGGTCTGGAAGAGTGACCTTAATTTCGTCAACGTTCCTACCCAAGACGGCGGAGGAGAGCCTCCGACCCCTAGCGGAGACCACCCGTTCAAGGTCATAATGACTGGCACGACGGCCAGCATCATCCAAGGCACGGTCAACAACGTCATGATTTCGAATGGTGCCGCCACGTTCAACCTAGGGACTGGCGAGTACTCTGCTTTGATTAAGGCTACCTGCGTCGGACTTACTTACCCGAACGAGGTAATCTGGAGCGTCGTGGAAAACTGGACCCCGCAAAACCAGAACACCATCAACGAGGGCTGGGTCAAGGTAGCCCACATCAGCAACGGTGTAGTCACGCAGTTGATTTTCACTTCTCTGATGAGCGAACGGGTAAAACTTGGGCAGGCTCTCGACATGGCTAGGTACTATTTCAACAGGGTATGAGCGAATCTGTCATCACGAAAGGCTTCTACCTCGGGTGTCATGTGATGGCTGGCATTACGAGCGACGTTTTCCCAAGTAGCACCAGAGTAGGACTGCTTTTTGAAACCGCAGGAGACCAAGACGCATGGGTCAGCAAATTCTTTTCTGACCTTGGTGGAATCTGGTTCGAGTCTGCTGGGTTCTTCAGTGGATTCAACGGGACTGGTCAGAACGGAACACTTTATCAGTCGGTATCGGGAGGGCATGCTAGGGTGAAAATTGGCTATCCTTCCGCTGGGGGGCACGTGTCGAATCTAGACTTTTCTGAATCAGGAACCAACAAGTACGCATTCGGAAAACTTTCTTACTCCGATGCCACGGCCAGCACGCAAGGAGTTTACTTTGCGGCGAGAACCCAAGGCGGAGACGTGCCATTTGGTAGCACTACCCGTATCACGGTAAGGAGCGGACCGAATGGAACGATAACCACTAACCCAACCTTTCAGACCATCGAAGGCGAGTTGTACAGCACTTGGGCATTGGACGCAGACCTAGACGAACTGTACACGGTATACGAAGGTCCTTATGCACCTAATACGGGGCCCAATTTAGGGTTTGTCGGGTCTCCGCAAAGCGGAAGCACGATGACTTGGTCGGGCTCATTCGACCACCCTCCGCAAAACTACTTTACAGAACATGCCTAGAGAATTCCAACAAGACGGAGAGGTCGCCTTCGGCGGCTTCGCATCCTACCCAAACTCCGCCAGCCTAGACCCGCAAAAGGGCATGCTGACCGAGTGCAAGAACGTGCGTATCGTAGAGGGCGTGCTTACGCCGAGGCTTGGGTGCACCAAGGTCCTGACGAACACTGGCGTTACGGAGGTCCAGTTTGCCTCCGCTGGTAGCGGCTCGATTGAAGATAACATTTACATGTGGAGGGGGGCTACTGGCGATGCGGTGTCTCGCTACCGAACCACGCAACCGACTGGAATGCTGGCGGTAACGGCTGGCCCTAGGTCATATAGGAAAGCCAGAGGCCAAGGCTACCAGACCTTAGCCACCATCGAGGCTTCCAATGCCGCAAATTGGAGCGGTGACGCTGACTTCACTGCTTGTGCTAATGTCTTGGGCCGTCTGGCCTATTGCAAAAACGACCAAATCTGGCTGACGCTGTTTGGGGGTCTTCAGCCGTTCAATGGGGACACGGTTTCTCTTGTGCAAGGCACCTATGACAAGATTCAAGCCCTGCACTACTCCAACGCCGCACGCAAACTTTACGCCTTCGGGACTCGTTCTGTGTATGAGGTCACCTTTGGCCTTCCGTCCATGAGCCTAGAGTCTGGCAAACCGACGGCGGAGCACTTCCACAAAGTAAACCTGCTGACTTCACAGGAAGGAATCCTTGCCAAAGACAGCGTGGCGGAGGTCGCAGGCCAGATTTTCTACCTTGGCCATGACGGAATTTACGCCATCGACATGCAAAAGGGCTTCGTCGAGGGGCAGGGGCCGATTTCTAACCCAATAGAAAATCTCCTGCAAAACATCCCCGCCGCTAAAATGCAAAAGGCCGTCGGGGTGGCCTATATGGGCAGGTATTACCTTCTTCTTCCGAATCAGACAAACAACAACATGACCAGAATCTTGGTCATGAACCCTCTTTTGCCCAGTATGTTCGAGTCGGTGGACGAATACCCGTTTGAGATAGCGTCCATCATGACCTCTAGGAACGCAAGTGGGGTGGTTTGCCTGTGGGCCGTGTCTAAGTTCGGGGACATCTATCAACTGGAGTCTGGCGATACCGACGCTGGGACGACCTTTGAGTCCTCCTTCAAGACCCGTAACTACAATTTCAGGACGGACTTCGAGAAAAGGTATGACGCATGCACCCTGACCCTAGACACAAAAGGGTCTGCGAATGTCGAATTTTACTTTCACCCTATCAATCCTGACGGAAAGATACTGCTAGACCAACTGAACGGCAACGTCGGCCATGCGGTTCGGCGTGCTTTGGCTGGGAAAAAGTCCGTCGGGGCTATGCTGGAAGTCGTTGTAAAGTCAGGGCGACCCCTATTCTATTCGTGCACGGTGGACGGCAGTATTGCTGGACGCTCAATCTTTAACGTCTTCTAATGGCCTATCCTACTAAGCCTTACGCCGATTACACGCATCCTACTGACCCGAATGCGGCTGGCTTTACGTTCAAGACTCGTGACCCGAAGCAGGAACTGGAGTACACGTCGGCCCTGCTGAAGGACATCGTAGACCCTGATGGTGACTGGGCTGATGCGGAAAAAGCCGTAGGAAACACGCTTAAAACACGCTACAACGACGTCGTAACCACGCTTGCTGGCGTTGCTCGCACGGAGTACACGACCCTGCTGAACGTCATCAAGAATGACGTCTATGGCGGCACTCCGACGACTCCCAATGTAGCCTACGACCAATTCCTTGCTGGCATGAGTGCCGCAATGGGGGGTGGGCACACCAGCGTCGCCTCGTACGGAAACCTTGCGACTCAGGACAAGCAACTGATGGTGCACGAGTCTGCATCTAGGCTGGCTCAGACCCTCATGGGTCTTACTTATCAGGCTACTTCTGGGATGCCTCTGGTGGTGCCCATCGAATCCCAACTGGTGGCCGACGTCTGTGCTTCGGCTGTCGAGGCACACTCCGCTGGCAACATCCGCTCCCAGCAGATTCGCCAGTCCCAAGCCGCCGCCGACTACCTCGTCAACGCACAGGCGTACCAAGGCACCAACCCGACCCCAGTCGACGAAGTCGTAATGTTCGCTTCGCTACACGCCCAAGGAGCCGCCGCCATCACCACTTAACATGCAACAACTATCCCTCGGAGACTACAGGGGCAACAGGGACACCCTTCAAGCGGCCCTAGGTCAGGAATATGGACCCCTCAGCGGAGCCATGGCCACCAATTCTGCCATGGCCCAGCAGGGGCTTTCTGGAGCCAGCAGGCGTCTGTCTATGCGTCAAGGAGAGGCCGATATGCTTTCCCGTGCCCTAGCCATGAAGGACTTCGAGGGCCGAATGCTCGCCGACGCCGAAATGCAAAAGGACGAAGAAGAAATGGCACAGGCTGGCGAAATGCTCGGAGGACGTGAAGCCGCAATGGTGGACTGGTTCGGCAATGTGCTCCAGAGTTACCAGCCTGACAGCCCAGAGTACAAGCAGGCCAAGCGTGCCATGGACATGATTACGGGCCGCAAGCGTAGTGGCCTTGCCGCCGACAAGGGGTACCTTGATTACATTGAAGAGTATGGCATCAATGAGCCCGTCAACCAAGGAACTCTAGGCAGTCTTTCGTATGTCGGAGGCAATCCCAAGGACCAAAAGCCCAAGACCCGACCGACTAGGACTGGCGTAGACTCTGAATACGACGACAACGAATAATGGGTATTGGTCGTTACATTCTCAGGGGAACTAGGAAGAAACTGGCCGACAAGGTCAGGAAAACAGCCGTTGGGTCTCTTTCTAGGAAAATTTACAAGTACAAGAACCCTATTCTTGGTGCGACTGGAGGCTTGGCCAACATCCCGCTTATCGACACTCCCGATAGCATGGACAATGAGGATTTTACTAAGTACTACAATCTTCTTACGGAAGAAGGCTTGGTAAAAGACACCGATGGCCTTAACAGCGGCGTGATAGACCCAGACGATTTTTACAAATACTGGAAGCAAAACTCTTACCACACCCAAAACCCGATTCGCTCTTGGGCACAAACTGTCGGCGTTGAGGGCTCTGCTTTCATTCCGTACGCTGGGTTGCCTATTTCTATGGGCCTTGGCGAACTAGCCGAGAGCAACGCTAGTAGCGAAAACTGGCGTATTTACCAAAACGCAAGAAGGCGTGCCTACGAAGCAATGGGCAAGGAATTTATCCCGAATTACACACCTCAAACTGAAGAACAATAATGGCCGAACCTACATTTAAAAATCCCGCCAGTGGCGGTCTTACTCTTGCTGGAGGACAAAAACCTTTAATGCGGGTGTACGGAGGCTATTACCCAGAGGACAACGATGACCCAGATTACCTGAAAAGAAGCAGGAAGGGCCAAAAGTTTTATTGGGATGAAAACCTAAAGGGCCTTGGTGCTCATTTCAACGCAGACGAGTGGGAGGAAGCAGGACAAGTTAATTGGACTCGGAATCCGCAAACAGGGAAATACGAACTCAGTCGTGCTGGCGATATGGGCATTCTCAACCCAGACCTCGACCCATTTGACAGGCAGTCTCATGACGTACAAGCCGCTATGCTGAAAGGTAGGCCTGCTGGAATTACTGGTACTGTTTCCGAGCCTTCTCCCTCGAAGACCACAATCACGCCTGCCGACGTAAAAGCCGCCGCCAAGACTAGCCCTGCCGCCGCCGCCCAGCAAAAGTCCGTTGCAGAACAGCAAGCGGAATACATTAGGTCTAAGGG